GACTTTTTGCAGCCCTCTACGCCAGTAAGCGTATCTGCTACTGACGTAGGAACTAACCGAGCATTTAACAACGGAGCAGCCACAGTAACCTTTAGCCTACCTGCTGGTTCTCCTGCAGCCACCTCATTTACCGCAACCTCTAGCCCAGGTAGTTTTACAGCGACTGGATCATCGTCACCACTAACGGTTGAAGGATTGCAGTCAGCCACTTCTTATACATTTACTGTTACCGCTACCAACGCAGCAGGTACCTCTAGTGCATCTTCAGCCTCTACAGCAATCACTGCTACTACTGTTCCTAATACCATTGGAACTCCAACTGCAACCGCTGGAGTTGACTCAGACACATTATCTTGGACCGCCCCCTCAAATGGTGGTAAAACCATCAATCTTTATAGGTGGACATCATCTGATGGAAAAACTGGAACAACTACATCAACCTCTGTAACAATTAGCCAGGAAGCAAACACTGCTCAGACGTATCAAGTTCGTGCAGAAAATGACAACGGTAATGGAACGTATTCTGCTAATTCTAACAGTGTAACGACGCTACCCCCATACTTCCCACCATATTTTCCTCCATATTTTCCTCCATACTTCCCACCCACCTTTGGCCCATATTTCCCACCTTACTTTGGTGGCTTTGTAGGCACATAACAAGATAACAATTAGGAGAAATGAATGACTGAAAGAACTTGGACATCAGAAGAAGAACTAGCACCAGGAATATTTGTGTACCACGATGCACTTCCTAACGGCATGGAAATAATCAAAAGACTAGAAGCCGTTTTAGAAGACCCTACAAGCCACTATGGATATGCTGAAGCCATGGTTGGTTATGCACAAAAGATGCCTGAGTACCGTGATTGCTACGATTTCAAATATAAGCGTACAGACATAGATAGCGATCAGTCCCCTGCTGGCGATGAACTTAGAGATATTTGGGATGTAGTTCACAACTCCATGGTTGGCCCAGTTGCAGACTATTGCCAAAGATTCCCTATTGGCGAACTTAAGTACTGGGAGGCTAATAACTTTATTAAGTATGGACCAGGGCAACACTTCCAAGAGCACACTGATCATGGATTCTCATATAACAGCACTCTATCTGCGGTACTCTACCCTAATGATGACTATGAAGGTGGAGAATTGTTTTTCCGCCTACAAGGCCTTAAGGTAAAAGCAAAGGCTGGAGACCTATTCTTGTTTCCATCAAACTTTATGTATCCACACCGAGCAATGCCAGTAGAATCTGGATTTAAGTATTCTATTGTTACCATGCTTGACTACAGTGCAAAGTTCCACACTCCAGAGATGTACAAAGAAACTGGAAACTAGTAACCTAGTTAACTTTAACAACTATACATAACCTTAAATTTAGGAACCGCAATTGACAAACATAATTAAGTTTTTTTCTAATCGTCCATGGCTAACTGCTAACAGCATCTCCAAGCCCGAGCCTATTATAAAAACCATTCCAGAATGGTATAGGAAAGCAGATAGGTTTGCAGTAGACCCAGTAACTAATGAAGTTTGGAAAGGCCCAGACGGAGGTAAGGTCCCTACCTGGAAGTCTTGCCCAGCAGTGTTTGACATAATGGGTTCTGGGTATGCACTCAAGACTCCATGTGATCTAGAATTTTATTTAGATGAAGCAGGCGTTATACAGGTACGAATAGAAAATCCTGCATACCAAGACTTTTGCACAAAACGTCCACCTATGCCTCAGTTTCAGAATCCTTTAGGATATCACCCACATCACTTTGCCTGGCTCCCCGACTGGGGCGTTGGTGTCCCAGAAGGATATAGCGTTCTTTACACCCATCCACTAAATAGGTTTGAACTTCCGTTTTTGACCACTAGCGGTATTATCGATAATGACGCTGTAAATCAACCTGGAATGATGCCATTCTTTGTTAGCAGATCTTTTCAAGGTATTATTCCAGCAGGCACTGTTTATGCTCAGATGATACCGTTTAAACGAGACAACTGGGAATCTGAACCAGTTATTCAGTCGGTAGAGCAGATGTTTGAAAAGCATAAAGAAACTGCAGAGATATATAGAATACCAGATGGTGGAGTCTACAAAGATAAAGTCTGGACAAGAAGGTCATACAAGTAATGTCATCATCAAACAATGCTTATGAAACTATTGCAGAACTTTTTGCAGAGACAAAAAGCAGGGACGGTAAGTTCGTAACAAGTCCAGATTTTGCTGTTGAAGGTTTTCCAAGATCTGCGAACACATTCTTAGTAACAGCCTTAAACATGTCTTGGCCTAATATGGCTGTGCAAAGTCATAGTCACGACTCTAAGAATCTAACAACTGCAGATGGTTCATTTCCTGTAGTATCAGTAATTCGGAACCCCCTAGACGCAATAGCGTCTTGTTCTGTGTACCTTTCGCTAAAAGAACCTGAAAAAGGTAAAAACTTTACAAGGTTAATAGACCTGTACGGAGATCTGATCTATTGTGCTCAGAACAATTCTAATGTATTTGTTATACCTTTTGAAAAAGTCACCTCTGACATAGTTGGTACATTGGACTTAATAGAGGCTAAGTATGGTTTAGAAAAAAGAGTGCCCCTAAGTCCCGAAAACATATTTGAGAAGACATCTGATCTAAGCAAAATGGTTAATCAAAATGATGAGTCTTTTAGCAAAAGGGGGCATGTGCCCAGAGACACCCACCCACTTTATTCAGAAATTCTAAAAGAACTACAAAATCCAATTTATAGAGAATCTTTGAGTAACGTAACAAAGATATATAACAGTTTGATCCATGATTTTTATCAGTCCTTTAAAAAATAAACTAATAGACAAAACAATTGGTTAAGTATGGTAAAATTAACCAGGAGAATAAATGTCTAACCCATCCAATATCTATGCTGAAAAAGCCTACAGTGAGCATCCAATTGCCATGTGGGCATTCGACGACCAACTAGACTATGTGTCTTATCTAAGCGACTCTGGAAGAGACCTAACAGATGGCTGGACTATCCCAGAAGACCCAGACATAAGTGACGATGTTGAGATCACGCAAGACTCATCAAATCTGGGCCAATACCTTGGTGGTGGCCTTTATAAGATAACAGCCACAAAAAGACCGCTTGAAGACTTTGTGGGAAAAACTAGAATAACTAGTCCAGTGGTAACAAATTTTGCAGACATGGACATAGACCTTGCAACCATGTCAATTGGCTCATACTTTTACTCAGATACAGAATATGTAAAGTCAGTTACCCTAGGCTTTACCTATATAGAAGAAATTACCCAGCAAGTCGTCAGGGTATCAAAAACATTTGAAACTACCATATACAATAACTGGCTATATCTTGCAGAAACCTTTGACATCCCAAACGAAACAAGTGATGTAAACCTATTTTTTGACATAGAATACTTTGACAGCGAAGATCCAGCAACAGAGTATGTGTTTTATATTAATGGCCTTAGTCTGGGCCAATGGTCAGAAGAGTTTCAGTCAGAATCTCTGGGATTAGTTTATAAGGAAGATGGCTCTGGATCAATCATTGACTTCCCAAGTACCATTGCAGTTGACGGTGCTGACAAAGCGGTAGAGGCAAAAGCCTATGGACTACAAGAGACGCACGGATATTACCTATCTACCCAAAACAAAATATTTGCACAGAACGCTGGAATGCCAATGGTCTTTGGTGCTGAGTCTGTAACAAGATTGATAGATAATGCTGGGCTACCGTCTGTAATTATTCCAGCAAGCGGAATGCTAAACGATACTGGAAAGCACACCACCTACACGCTTGAGGCATGGATGAGAATTGATTCTTCGTCAACAACGCCACAAAGAGTTGTTGGGCCAGTTGGTTCTAACGATGGTATCTATGTAGACCATGAAAGATTCTACCTAAAGATTTCTGAAAACGTTAAGTCTGCACCTGTTCCAGAATGGGGAAGGCCAATGCTTGTTCATCTAAAATACTTCCCAGGCAGACTTGCCCTAGTCGTAAACACAGAAGAACTAATCAGCATTGAGTTTGATGAGATTAACACCTACTTGCCAGATAAACTCAGTGCATCAGGAAAAGATCAGGATTGGATTGGTTTCTATTGCACACCAGACGTAGCAATTGACCTAGACTGCGTTGGAATTTATCCATACGATGTTGACAAAACCTTGGCTAAAAGAAAATGGGTATATGGACAAAACGTTGAATATCCAGAAAACCTAAATTCTGCATATGATGGAAAGACTGTGGCAATAGATTATCAAAGTTCAAACTATGCAGCAAACTTTGTATTCCCCAAGAACAGTCCATGGACAAGTGGTATATCGGACAATATTAGTTTTACTCAAAATTCAATTGCTAGCCCATTACATCCGCTACCAGAGATAGTCCTTTCTTCTGGCTCTAGCACCTTGTGGTTAGAAGACCAGGCACTAAATAACTACGAGGCTGAAACATATTTCAAGATGAGGCCTGGAACAAGTTGGGAAACCGTCTATGGCTACCTGTATCTTGACAGTATTTCTTTTATATCTGATCAACTAAAAACAGTTTATGGAATATTCAAAACATTGCAAACATCGTCATTAGAACAAATTCTTATTAAGATAAGGGACAAGTCTTCTGGAAACTACTTCAGTATTGTTACACAGGATGAAGATGTGCTATATAAGTATTACAATGGAACATCTGAATCAACAATAAAAACGGTTCCTGTAAACCTTGCTACAGAAATGTTCGTTGCTGGCATAGATCTGGACAAGGTTTCTTCATATTATGGTCAAGAACTTATTCAATTTTTTGCTAATAGAAATAACTTTGAGATATTCATTGCTGGAGACAATACATTTGAAAACACCTACCTTGGAAATGTGTATAATTTCTCGTTATCTACGAGAAGAAACGCAAAAGCAATAGGCTTTATGTTTTCTGAAGACGGCGTAGCAATCGACAAAAACGAATTTGAAGATATTGTCTATGACGCAGGAAATAGTTATTTTGGAAATAACTCAGATTACTGGACAACGGTTCTAGATGGTGGAGATCCATTATCAGTAATGTCTGACGTGTTTTACTCATACGTTGCAACCTATAGACTAAGCCCTAAGACATTCTTTGGCAACTTTGTTTTGGACGTATCTACACACTCAATCTGGGAAGACTATGTTCCGCTATCTCACTTTGCTAAATACGTAAGGGGAGCAGAAGGCGGAGACTATTACGACCTTGACTTCATTCAGTTTAATATTGGATACCCATCACCAGGAAAGTTCCTGGAGCAAAAGACAGACACGGACACCTGGACCTATGGAGAACTACAGGCAGAGTATGGCACACCAACTCAGTATACCTATGCAGAACTTGACAATGAACTTTTCAGTGGATATCCATCTTACGAAGATCTAAAGAATAGAACAAAAACCCAGTATGTATATGACACAAGTTTATATTCAACAAAAACTTATGTGACATTTCAATATGTTAGCACTGGGGCAAACACCCCAATAGAAACCTATGTTAATACCGAAAACGTTAGCACAAACAACTTAATTAAGGCAGGTGACGAGTGGGTAAACACAAAGTATGAAGTAATTGATGGAACCGTTATCTACCCACCAAGATCTGTAAAGTTCTCTGATCTAGCCATTGTCGTTCACGTAGAGATGATTTCAGATGGGGTAAGAACAAAGCCAGCATCAATTCCTAGCATAGAACTAACCTCTCAGGCATTGGACAACAAACTGCCAACGGCAGTTGGAACAAAGTTTGGAGTGCCACTATATCCATACACTAAGAGCGGAATATACTTTAACTACAAAAGGGTCAATCCATTTAGGATATACAAAAGAAGCACACCATACCTATTCCTGAGCAGAAATTCTGGAATTGAGTTGGTGGGTGACTACGAGCCATTAATAAACAGAGGCCTAACAGTTCCACTAAACCCAAAGTTAGCGTCAAAAGCCGATGTGGCAGCGGTACAGGTGCTGCTCAAATATAGCGGAGACTTCTTCCCATACTCATCAACACCAATCTTTGAGATACAGTCTAAAGATGCGTATATCAAGTTTTATCTAGTTGCAACACATCCAAATGGTAAAAGAGCAAAGATCTACGCAATCAACTCAAACACTGGCCTTGAGGAAAATGGAATAGCATTCTACATAAACGGAAAACTTGTTAAAAGTCCAACAATCTCAACTAAGCAGTGGTCAATGCTAGGCATCTCATTTCCTGCAAAACTTAATCTAAATAGTTTCTCTGGGGCATTTAGGATCAATGGACCTATCTTGGTAAATCACCTATCATACTACCAGTCAACTGGTCTTCAGGAAAAAATCCTTACCACCTTTAGAATTTGGGATAGGGTTAAAGAAACAATTACAAATGAGCAATTAGATTGGGACGACTGGAAGGGCAGCCTATCATCCCTAGGAACGTTCTCATGGAACAATGTTCTTGTAATTGGACAGATTAGCACCTTGGGCATTAATTTGCCAGAAATATTTAAGGCCTATGTTGGAACAAACAAAACAATATTTGATGATGACGATGGTGTTAGGTTGTCTGGATATCGATTTAGGACATATAGAAGGATAACGCCTGTTACGTTTACCAAGAAGCCATCATAATATGGTATACTATTGGTTATGAATAATGAAAAACCACGCTTCCCTGGTCAGATTGGTGACTCAAAGGTAACAGTAATTGACAAACAGTATGATTGGGGCATCTATGTTTGGATTAAAGAAAACGGAAAGCCCTTCACTGACGGTCAGGGTAACGTCCTAAACATCCCTTCACACCGTGGAGATGTCATTCAAATGGAAAAGTTAAAGAGAGAAGCCTCTGGCCTTGGGCAGCCAAATGGTCGCCCAGAGTTTTATCCAGGCATGGCAAGAATTTCAGAAGAAGAGTATTCTGAGCAAGTAGACAGAATGAAGCAGGGACTTATCCCAAACCTTAACGATCTAGGTGCTGTGCAGGCAGCGAAAGATACTATCGCTATGTATGGAGATGAAGAATAATGTCAGAGCAATACATCCGTGACCTAGGACTTGACGAACTGCAAAAGCAGGATGACACCTTTAAGGCACAAGACCCATTTAATCGTTCTTGGGACGAACTAAAAAACTTCTCTGGTATTGAGAAAAACTTTAAGCGTAGAACAGACAGAATTGAAAAACTTAACAATGACCCAGTTGTAGAATCAACCCTGCAATATAACAATGTTGACGTAATGTCTCAGGGATACCAGGATAGTGCTCTTGCTGTAAGGGGCGGTATTAACGGAGCCTCATCTAAGGAGATCAATCCTGGAAGAGTATACCGTAATGGCTATGGTCTATTTGACGTAATCACTCCACCATGGAACTTGTATGAATTGTCAAACTACTACGACAGATCTTTTGCAAACCACGCAGCCATTGATGCCAAGGTAGAGAATATCGTTGGACTAGGTTACGAAATGCAAGCCACACAGAGAGTACTCATGGCACTTGAGGCATCTGATAATGTGTCTGCAACAGAAAAGGCACGTAAGCGTATTGAACGTGCTAAGGTAGAAGTTAACGAATGGTTTGAGTCGCTAAACTCAGATGAGTCAATGACATCTACGTTTATGAAGGTTTGGACAGACTACGAGTCAACTGGAAACGGATACCTTGAAATCGGTAGAACCGTAAACGGAGAGATTGGTTATGTGGGACACATTCCTGCAACCACAATGCGAGTCCGTCGCCTTCGTGATGGATACATTCAGATTATTGGTAACAAGGTTGTTTACTTTAGAAACTTTGGGGCAAAGAACGTTAACCCAATTACAAGCGACCCAAGACCAAACGAAATTATTCACATCAAACAGTATTCGCCGTTGAACTCTTTCTATGGTGTCCCAGACATCCTTGCTGCCATTGGAGCATTGCAGGGAGATCTTCTCGCATCGCAATACAACATTGACTACTTTACGAACAAGGGTGTGCCTCGTTACATCGTAACTCTTAAGGGTGCAAAACTTTCAGAAGAGGCAGAAGACAAGATGTTCCGCTTCCTTCAAACAAGCCTAAAGGGTCAGAACCACAGAACCCTATATATTCCACTTCCAGCAGACTCAGACACCAACAAGGTAGAGTTCAAGATGGAAGCAGTTGAGAGTGGTACACAGGAAGCCTCGTTCAATGAATACAGGATTAGAAACCGTGATGATATTCTTGTTGCTCACCAGGTCCCTCTGTCAAAAATCGGTGGTGGAGATTCTGCTCAAATTGCTGCAGCACTTTCACAAGACCGCACCTTTAAAGAGCAGGTAGCAAGACCAGCCCAACGTAACTTTGAAAAGGTCATTAACAAGATCATAAAGGAAAAGACAGATATCGTTGAACTCAAGTTTAAGGAACTAACCCTAACAGACGAGATTGCACAATCTCAGATTATTGAGCGTTATGTTCGTAATCAGGTTATGACCAGAAACGAAGCAAGAGAGAGCCTAGGCCTTCCTCAGATGGAAGAGGCAGACGACTTTCTTGAACTGAACGCAAGGCAGGCAGCAGATGCCACAGCCAATACAGGACAGACTCGTGAGCGAGATGCAGAAAGAAGTTCAAATTCTTCGGACAATACTGCAACCGTTTCTGGAAGAAATCCAAAAGGTGAAGGACGCTCTGTTCAATAAATATGTTACAATAGAGTAACAAAGTTTAAAAAGGGCTTATAATTATACTACTATGACTATTTCAAAAGTACATTGGGACACCGAAGGCGAGAACGTTCGCCTATCAATGCCGTTCAGCAAAGTGGACAAGGAACGAAGAATCGTTTCTGGATTTGCCACTCTTGACAACGTAGATCGTCAATCAGACATCGTAACGGCAGAGGCTTCTGTAAAGGCCTTTTCAAAGTTCCGTGGGAACATCCGTGAAATGCACCAGCCACTAGCAGTAGGCAAGATGGTATCGTTCAAAGAAGATAAGTATTTTGACCCAGAGTCAAAGAAGTTTTATTCTGGCGTTTACGTATCTGCATACGTTTCAAAGGGAGCACAGGACACCTGGGAAAAGGTTCTAGATGGAACACTCTCAGGTTTTTCTATTGGCGGTAGAATGAACAAGTACGAAGATGCGTACGACGAAAAGATGGATGCCCCTATCCGTATTATTAAGGAGTATGACCTGATGGAACTTTCTCTAGTAGATACTCCAGCAAATCAATTTGCAAATATTCTTTCAGTTCAAAAAGTAGATGGTGTTGATACCATTAAGGGTGAATCAATCAATGTAGAGATTGAGAATGTATTCTGGGATCCAGAATCTGGGATCGTAAAGATTTCAGAAAACGAAACTGAGGTTAGCCCAGCCACAGGAAACCAGATGCAAAATATAGGTTTTGTCGAAAAATCAGATAATGAAAAGATGGACATGATAAAGTTCTTAGTTGATAGTGCTAAAGGCATTAATACTAAGATGAATAAGGAGGCTAGTCCTATGAATGAAACAACAACCGAAGTAGCAGTTGAAGAAACTGTTGCAGTTGAAGAAGCACAGGTCGCTCCAGAGGCAGATGCTGTCATCGAAACTGACGTAGAAAAGTCAGCAAACTACATGGATGAAGAAGAAAAGTCCATGAAGGAAAAGATGGAAGACGAAGAAGAAGAAATGAAGACTGAGAAATCAGACGACATGGAAGACGAAGAGTCGGAAGACAACAAAGGATACAAGAAATCTGAAGTTGCCGAAGAGGTATCAAAAGCAGATGCTGTTGCTGAATCAGTAACAGAAATCAAGAACACTCTAACATCAGCCTTTAGCGATCTAACATCAACTATTAAGTTCCTACAGGAGCAAGTTGATGCACTAAGTAAGTCTGTAGATTCAGTAAAAAATGAGGTAACTGAGTCAAAGCAGATTTTTAACGAGTTTGGAAAGAGAGTTGACGCTGTTGAGGCTGACACTGCTTTCCGCAAGTCTGGCGATCTAGGCGAGATCGTACAGGAAAGCGAACCAGAACAGGTTCGTAAATCCCTATGGGACGGACGTTTCCTCAAAACTGCCGATCTATTTAGATAACAAAAAAACAAAAAATCACTCAGGAGGTGAACAATATGTCGGAAGAAATTATTAAAAATCAGCCAGGAACTAGCGGCAATCTCGGCGGAACCGCTCCAGGTCTATACCAGGGGCAAGGTGCATTTGCATCAGGTTCTGACGCAGCAGACAACATTCCAGGTAACTACACAGATGGCGGTGCAATTGGAAACATTCCAACAGCACTGACAGGTGTGACAAACGGTGCAAACGCTGTCAATCCTTCGGGAGAAGCAGGGAGCGGTATCCTTCGTCCAGAACAGGCAAGACGTTTCATTGATTACGTATGGGATGCTACTGTACTCGCCAAGGATGGTCGCCGTGTGACCATGAGAGCAAACACTATGGAACTTGAAAAAGTTAACGTAGGTGAGCGTGTAATCCGTTCTGCAACACAGGCAATTGGTGACTACACCAACGCAGGTGCTGCATTCACAAAGGTAGAACTTACCACCAAGAAGATCCGTCTTGACTGGGAAGTATCTGCTGAAGCACTAGAAGATGGTATTGAAGGTGGTGCTCTAGAGGACCACCTAGTACGTCTAATGACAAATGCATTCGCAAATGACATTGAGGACCTTGCAATCAACGGTACTGGAGACAGTGGCGATGGTGCATTCCTTGGTATCATGGAAGGCTTTGTTAACAAGACCAAGGAGAACGGCGATGCTCACGAATCAGTTGTAACTGTTTCAGGCAACGCATGGACTCCAGAAGTTATGCAAGACATTATCTTGGCTATGCCACGTAAGTACCGTGCCCTTAAGAGCAATCTTAAGTTCTACGCAGGTACTGACGCATTCCAGGGTATTATCAAGAATAACGGTACACTTGCAGACGCAATCGCAGAAGCATTTGCTGGTACTCCAGCAGGTACTCCAGCAAACCGTCAGGCATACCTAGATGGTGCAGGTCAGACATTCGGTGGAGCACGTACTACTCGTGTTCTAGGAATTGACGTGCAGGAAGTTCCATACTACCCTGCAGGTTACGTTGACCTAACATTCCCTCAGAACCGTATCTGGGGTTTCCAGCGAGACATCACTGTAAACCGTGAATACAAGCCAAAGAAGGACACAATTGAATACACAGTATTCGTTCGTTTTGGTGTTCAGTGGGAAGAAGAGGATGCAGTTGCATTCGCAGACGCTGGTGCAGACTCATAGTCTGTAACTACCACTTAAGAGGGGGTGGGGCTTAGGCCCTGCCCCCTTTTTATTTTATTCTGCTATAATTGTAATTTAGGAGGTCATTATGTCAAATGAACTATTTAACGAAGAAGAAGAGTTTCTAGCCCTTCTTGAAGAAGAGGCAGCAGAACTAGCAGCAAAGACTGACGAAGATGTTTTGGAAACTGTTTCTGAAGAGGTAGAAGAACCAGCCGTTGTAAAAGAAGAGGTTCTAGAAGTAGAAGACAAGCCAGCAAAGACACCAAAAGTAGAGAAGAAGCCAACAGAAAAGACTGTAGCACTACTATCTACAAGAAGCGTTAGTTGGAATGGCGTAGGCAAGGTAGAGGTTGGTTACAACATCGTTACCGAAGAACAAGCAGAAAAGTGGCTTACTCGTAACCACATTACAGTAGCAACTCCAGAGGATGTAGCCAAGGGGTACGGCCTGTAAATGGAGATATTGAGAATTGCTGAGAACATTACTTCAGAAGGTATTGCGGTAACTATTCAGGTTCCTGGGTCTCACCCAGAATCAGACCACATTCTTTCTATCATGGATCTCAGCGATCTCTCTATCTCAGAAACAACTGTAGAAACATCTGGGGGAGAAGACCTAACCTTCCACCTTGACAAGAACTTTGATAGTGAATACGAGGTAGAACTTTTTCTAGATGATGAAGTTATATTCTCAGAAACCTATACAGTAGTAAGACCATATGTGAACCCAAACACACTTGGAACTACTGCTTCAGAAATCACGGAATACACAAAATTGGAAAGAATTGCAAGAGCAATTATAGACTCAGTAATGGACAACGTTGACTTCTACAATAGGAAAAGCATCTACGAGGTAACAGGAAACGGCCTAGACCTTATGCCTGTATGGAAAGACACAAATGCTGTTTTGAGAATATATGAAAACAATGAGATTGTTTATGACATAACAAACGAAAACAATGTGTTTACCTATGGTGTAACAAAAGACAAGACTGCTATCTATAAGTTGTCAACCGAATTAGAAAATGTCATAGATACGTTTGGTGCTTATCTCCCACTATCACCAACAGACTACGCATATCTTAATACAAGATACGGTAACTTTAAAATAGGAAGCGATTTTGCATTCATTCTTGACTGTGGATATAAAAGACTCCCAACCCCAATTGTAGATGCAGCGACAATGCTCATAGATGACTTAAAATGTGGAAGATTAGACTATTACAAAAAGTTTGTAACTTCATATAACACCGATCAGTACAGAATTCAGTTTGACAAAAAGATGCTAGAGGGAACAGGTAATTTGGTTGTAGATAAGATACTTGATAAGTATACTAAGTCTATTACTAGAGTTGGGGTGCTGTAAAATGGCTACCTGCGAAACTACTGATTTTACCTTTCCACTTCTTGCAGATATTTTCTACCCTATAGTTGAGCAAACCTCACTGGGCAGCATTAAAAAGCAATGGGTTCACGACAAGACTTTGGCTTGTAGCCTTACCACAGCAGGCTCGGCATTCGGAGAAGACGTAAAGCCAAATGTAAACATTACAAAAGAACTATTGCTTCTAGGTAGAATTAGATCAGATATTCGTATATCAAGTTCAAGCAACAGGAATGCCATAACAAACATCCTAATAACCAACATCAAAGATGTTAACGGAAATGAGATTTATGTAGAAACTTCTGGACCAAGATCTGGAAAGTCTACTCTATTTGAAGTTGCAACAAACGAGCCATTTATCAACCCATTTGGCTCTGTAGAATACTACAAGGTAGTTCTGAGAAGATCAGAAAACCAGGGGACTGACGTATAATGCTAACAATGACAACCGATCTAAAAGGCTTTAACAGAGATATGAGTTCTATTATGGCATATGCCAATGGATTTCTAGAGGGAGCAGAAAGGGCAAAGCCTGTACTGCTTGCACTCTTTGGAGAAAGATTTTCTAAGATGCTAAGAGAATTTGTTGACTCTAACGCTAGAGTAAATCCAGAATCACTTCACCACGTATATGAGTGGCACAAGACTGGAAGCCCAGAGGCAAGGCTATTTGACATTGACTATATTGTGACCAACGGAGGTCTGTCAATATCTTCATCATTTACACAGTCTAGAAGCATAAAGGCTGGATCAAAGGTTCCTTTCTACGACAAGGCCAGAATTATGGAAGAGGGAACTCCAGTAACAATTGTTCCCAGAACCAAACTAGTCTTTGACGTAAACGGAGAAACCGTATTTACTCCAAACGCAGTTACCGTTCAAAACCCAGGTGGTCAAACACAGGGAGAATATGAAAGAGTTTTTAATCTATTTTTTAATGTATACTTGAGACAATCAGTATTAAATCAGACTGGAATCTTTGGCAAGTTAAATCAGGTTAATGAGTTCGATGCCAAGTTCCCATCTGCTAAACGTGGCGGTAGGGCACTAGGACTAGCCACAGGATACCAATGGATTCTGAAAGCAGGTAAAGACTAATGGCAATGTCATACCCACCAATTTTTATTAACAAGTATTTGGCTGAAAACATCTCAGAGCAGTTTGACGGAAATTTCACCTTGCCATTCTTCCCTTCGCTACCTACTGACATTGACGCTTTAACAGAGACATTTCCACTAAGTAACGGAACCTTTGCAGTCTATGACAGAATGTTTAAGTATCGCAGAAGTCCATTTCCACACATTAAAACAGAGCAATTGCTCTATTACTTTTACAAGATGCAGGGGGACTCGGAACTTATGGTAGAGGTTTCTCAAAAAGCATATGACCTGCTAGATCGGGAAGACGAATCAGCCCAGGAACTTAACGAGTGGATAAGGTCTTTGCCAAGAAACCCTAATGGAACTATTTCTTTTGGTAATGATCCGACAGAGTTTTACCCTGTATTTTTCCACAAGATGAAGATGTACCAACTAGAAGAAACCAGGGATATTATAGACTTTGGCACAGCAAGAACCTACGCTGGTAACAAGATAATCGTTGATTACGACTATCACCAAATTGTTTAAAAAGGCTGGTATACTTGGTCTTGAGGAAACACGCCCCACAATTCCATAACGAAATAAGAGGTGAAAAATTATGGCATACAGCAGAGGTAGCAATACCAACATTATCGTTGGTGCAGCAGCACTCTTCGTCTACAAGGATGGAGAACTAACTGACACCGACCTACCAGCATATGTTGATGGCAAGTCATTCCGTGACTCATTGTCTGGATTTTCTGGACAGCAATCAGCAGATGCAACAAAGGCAGCAAACTTCAAGAACGTAGGTTACACCAGCAATGGTCTAGAACTACAGTTCCAGCCTGACTTCGGAGAAGTACAGGTTGACCAACTACTTGACGTTGCTAAGTTGTACAAGCAGGGAATGCAGGTTAACCTGAACACATCATTCGCTGAAGCAACTCTAGAGAACCTTCTTTACGCAACTGCAGGTACAGAAACTGACTGGGACAACGGCGACACCGACCCAGACCTATCAGTTTTGAACTTGTCAGCAGGTAACTTGGGTGAATGCCCAATCGAACGAGGAATCGTTGCGGTTGGTCCAGGAACAGGTGACTGTTCTCCAGAAGAGCAAATCGAACGTATCTACGTTGGTTACCGTGCACTCTCAATTGAGAATGTTACAGTATCAGCAAAGCGTGACGAGGCAACAATGTTTGAAGTATCATTTAGAATGCTTCCAAACAACGATGCATCGTACGGTAAGATCATCGACCGCACCATTCCAGCAGCATCTTAATAACTTAATATAGGGGAAAGCCGTCTAGTTCACACTAGGCGGTTTTCTTTTTGGTACAATAGATACATGGCAAGTAAAATATATAATTCGGCAATGATATTCACCATCCACGGTGAACCGATATACATCACTCCACTCAAGATAAAATATCTTAGATTGTTTATGGATGAGTTTCAAAACGTGCGTGAATCTATTGACAACTCAGACGCATTTGAGTTTGTATCTAGATGTGCCCTGATAGCCATGATGCAATACCAGCCAGAAATAAAGACAGTAAGCCAGATAGAAGACTTGTTCGATCTGCCAACACTTTACAAGGTTCTTGAAATTGCTGGAGGTATTAGTATGAAGGCACCAGAAGAGGCAGGAGAGAGCCTACCAGAGCAGGCTAATCACGATGAGAATAACTCTTGGGAAAAGATAGACCTAGCAAAACTGGAGTCTGAAGTATTCTTGCTGGGTATCTGGAAAGACTATGAAGAACTAGAATCCTCGCTATCAATGCCAGAACTATCAGAGACCCTGAACGCCAAAAGAGAAGACATATATAATCAAAGAAAGTTTATGGCAGCCTTAAAGGGCATTGATATGGAAAGCGAACAAAAGAAACAGGAAGATCCTTGGGAAAAACTTAAAAACAAGGTGTTCAATAAAGGTGGAGACCCCAATGATGTTACATCTCTCCGAGGACAAAAAGCAGCAAAGGCTGGATTTGGAATCGGCATGGGCCTATCCTATGAAAAGGTTTGACCAATCTAATTCGTTTATGCTATAATATTGTATACCCTTAAAAGGAGGAAATCACATGGCAACAACAGTACAAGAAGCAAGAACAGTTACCTTGCTTGACGGAACAAAAATTGAAATCAGACCACTAAAGATCTCGCTACTTCGTCCATTCATGGACAAGTTTGAAAAGATTTCAGAGGTTGCTGACAACAATTCAAAATCGATGGACCTTCTTCTAGAATGTGTGGCTATTGCTATGAAGCAATACAAACCAGAACTAGCGGAAAAGCCAGAATCATTGGAGGATCTTCTAGATCTACCGACTGTATATGAAATCGTGGAGGAAGCGTCAGGTCTTAAGATCGCACAAAACGCATCTCCAAATTTCGCAGTATAAAAAAATAAAAAAAGAGGTGTTTATGGATGGCTGATTCTCAGACTAATATCAATATTAATATTGATACCAGTCAGGCCTTAGCAAATTTAAAGGCGTTACAGTCTCAGATATCAGCCTTCCAAACACAGATGGCTCGTGGCTCTGCCACACAA